TTCACGAGGTGGTGGCAAATCCCGGCCATCACCTCTTTAAATTCGTCCTGCGCCATAGTGGAAAAGGACAGCGATTTGGGCATCCGGTGGATTGCCATCTGCCCGCCAAGCCTGATCGCCATCTCATCGCAGCCGACGCCGCTTTCGACCTGGAGTCGCTTAATCACGCGATGCGCGTCCATGCCGTGGAAGTCGTCAAGGTTCTCGGCGACCAGTCCGCCAATGGCGTGGGCCAGCCGGTGAAACTGGATGCTTCTAGGCTTCGTCAGCTTCCCGCCCCGCGTCTCGCCCTCGCGCCACTTGCTCGCGACCTCTGCCGTTGCCCGGTCGGCTGGGGCTAGCCCCGTCGTGCCGTTCTTGCGGACGGTGCGCCAGAAAGTCTTTTCGGTCATGCCTTCACCCCGATCCCTGATCGCCGAAAAAGCTCGACAAGTGCTGTCGCAGCCTGTAGCGGTACGACGCCATTTCCGATTGCGCGGAGCTGGTGAGTCCGGGATTCGTCCACCACCAGGGGCAGCCCATCAACCAGCCCGCAAACGCCGGGTTCAGTCGCCGGGGCGAGGTGGGGGAATTGCTCGAGGATTCCTGCCCATCGGTTATCTTCGGGGCCCGGGGCGAAAATGGGCAGTGCGCCACAAACTCCGCGCTGTTCGAGCCTTTCACGTCCCGAGTCGCCGGGGTCGGCCACTGCTGAGCCAGAACCTGAAGGCTGGTGATCGACTTCCGTGCCCCGCCCTTCATGCGGGCCTTCATCGCCATGTGCGCTTCCGGCGTTTTGTTGTCGTCGTTCGACACCGGTGTCGGCCAGTGGCGGCTCTGCGACTCCAGTCCGACAGTGCGCTTGCCGCTCTCCGTCATGCCCTTGCTCGACACGATCTCCGGCGGCACGCTCCGGCCTCCGTTCGGGGTGTTCGGAGTCAGCCAATAGTTCGCCTGCCCCGCAAGCGTCGGCCGTTCCGCGCCCTTCTGGCCCTGGTCGCGCGTGTACTCGCTCCCTAGCGCACTGACCACGCTTGGAGTCATCCACCCGCCAAGCGAGGCAGAACCATCTGGCGCGCTGGTGGCTGGCTCCCACGTCGGACGCTCGAACAGTGATCCACTCCGAGTCCCACCCGCGGTCGGCCAGTTCCCCCACGACTCTGGAGGCTGCTCGTTCGTCGAGCTCTTCGGTTTCGTCCACAACGGTGGCGGTGGCAGAAGCGATGGCACTGACGTTCTCCAGAACGAGCAGCTGCGCTCCGCAATCATCTGCGATGCTGAGGATGTCGAAGAACAGCCCGGATCGCTTTCCGTCGAGCCCTGATCTGCGCCCGGCAATGGATAGATCTTGACAGGGGAATCCGGCAATGAGGCAATCCACTTTTCCGCGCCACGCTGCGCTGTCGAAAGTAAGCAGGTCAGACCAGACAGGCGCCGGATCAAGGATTCCCGCTTCCATAAGCGTGACAAGCTGGCCGGCTGCAGCGGCTTCGAGTTCCACGTAGCAAACGGTTCGGTGTCCGATGCCAAGAAAGTCGAATGCGGCTCGTGTGCCTTCTCCGAGCATCCCGACTCCGGCGCATAGCTCGATGGAATGTATAGCCATGTCATGCCTCCCCCTCAATCGCCGCCACAATCAGCTCCAGTTCGGGCGGCGCAATGCCCTTCGTGACCGGCGCCCCATCCTTCGTCGTCTGCCGCCACTGCCCGTCGATCAGGGTCAGGTAGGCGTGTCTTGGGCCGCGTGAGGCGCGGTAGCGGGATTCGGTGATTCGGGTGAGGGTGTAGCCGGCTGGTTTCATTCTTCCCGCTCCTCGCAGAAAATCCCGCACTCAAAGTCCATGTTTTTCATGTCAGCGCCAGCGGCATCTTCTGGCAGCTCGTCAAGAAATATCCGCTCGTTTTTGTAGCGAACCAGCCGAGCGCCAAGCCTCCTTGACTGTTCTGCTCTGTCGGCAAATACCTCTGGATGGTTTTCTCTAACGTGGTTCCAGTACGTCGGGCTTGTTGCCTTAACGCACCCAATGCAGTTGGCGTTCGGATAGCCCATTCGGTAGACGCGGGGCAGCTTTATGCCCGCCTCAAGAATCCGCTGGTAGCACTCGGGCTTGCTGATCTTGTCCTCAATCAGCACAGGGAGGATGTTTTCCCGCTCCATCATCTTGAAGCGGTCGAAGCGCGGCTGTTCTTCCCATGTAAACCCAAGAACTATCCAGTCGTGGTGGTTATTTGCCTCCCACTGCTGGCGGGCTTTCTTTTTCAGCTCAAGGGTGCATGGCGCGCCTGCTACGCCCTCCATGTACTTGCGCTTTTCCCAAACCTCGCGCGCCGAGCACTCCGGGTAGTTTTCGTTTGTCGCGATTTCAATCTCTTGCCCGATCCATCGCTCGACATCTTTGAGAAATCGACGGTTATCCTCGTCCTCCTCTTTGACCGGATTGTTGATAACTCGGACGGTGCATTCTGGATGTTTCTCTAGGGTCAGTTTGGCGGCCACGGCGCTTGCCGCGCCGCACGAGAACCAGACCGCTATTACGTCGCCTGCTGATGGCTCATTGCTCTTGTAGCCGGCTGGTTTCATGCGGCATCCTCCCAATTGACTTCGCAGGACTCTGTGCAGCCGCCGCCAACGTCTAGATCAAGCTCTAGCTGGTCGGTGTAATCACGCGCATCGTCGGCTGCGGGCTGCCAGCCGCCTTGGGCGGCGATCTGGCGAATGTCATCAACGCACCGGCCGCCCCGAAAGAACACTCTGGGGGTGCCATCAATGTTGTGGCCAGAAAGCCCGTGCTCGCGCTCCATCCGCTCGGGGAACTTGTACCACTCAGGATGCTCAGTAATCAGCGTCAAGTGCTTTCTAAGAGACTTTTTCCAGCACCATTTGCAGTTGCCCTCATAGCCCTTGAGGTTTAGTCTGAAAGGCTGCCCTGACCACCACTGGTTGATGCGAGGCTTAGTCATTGGCTTATCAGTGACCAGGGGGTAGATCAGCCGTAAGCGTTCTCGCTCTGGTGAGATCCGGTCAATTTCATCAGAGCGAATGCCGATAGCCGTGTCGTAAGTGCCCTTCTCCCATCCAATGGAGTCTAGATAGCTACGCATGGGATTAAGTTTTAGTTCGCGAGTGCAGTGGGGGTACGCCTGATTCGGGATGCCATACTTTTCAATAACCGACTCGAACGGCTCGCCTTGGCGTGAAGCGGTCACGAAATCCACGACGCGGTGCTTGGTGCTCTCCCGCGATCCGTGCTGCACATCCGCTTCAACCCAGACCACGTTTAGCCCGAATTGCTGATCGCACCGCTCTACGAAATACAGCGTTTCTTCGTTTTCCTGGCCTGTGTTGGCGAACAGGCAAAGAACCTCGTCATACTGGTCAGCGCGGTTTTCAATAAGCCACTGCGCCATGAATGCCGACGTCTCGCCGCCGGAAAAGCTGATGAATAATCGGTTTACTGGTTTCATGCTGCGCCTCCTGCCATCTTCTGGAACCGACTTTGCTTGCGGCCGGTCTGCTGTCCCTGCTCGAGCAGCGACTTGTACTCGGCGATAGCCGAAGCGTCGGCGTTCGCAAACTTCGTGCGCTCGGGCAGCCACATCGTGTAGTGGACTCCGGTCGGACCGCCCCGGTGCTTAGCCCGGATCCACTCGGCCACGTTGGAATCAAAGTCGTCGTGGTAGTAGCCGTGGCGGTAGAGAAAGATGATCTGGTCAGCGTCCTGTTCGAGCTGGCCGCTCTCGCGCAGGTCAGACATCTGCGGGCGCTTGTCGCCACGGGCCTCGACGCTGCGGTTGAGCTGCGAGACGGCCACCACCGGAACCGCCAAGTCCTTCGCCAGCTTCTTGAGCGACCGGCTGATTTCGGAGATTTCGTTCGTGCGATTCTCGCCGCCGGCCTTGAGCAGTTGCAGGTAGTCCACGACGATCAGCGCCGTGTCGTGCTTGCGGTGCGTGTACCGCGCCCTCGCGGCGACCTGGTTGACGTGCAACCCCGCCGTGTCATCGATGATCAGCTGGTGCGACTTGAGCAGCGCCAGCCCCTCGCGGATCTTGCGCCAGTCGTCTTTCGTCAGCCGCTTCGGGTCACGCAGCCGCTCGGGCGGGATGCCCATGCCGGCCGCGCGGGCCACCAGTTGCTCGCCCGCCATTTCCAGGCTGAAGACCTGAACCGGCTTCGACCGGCTGACGTGTTCGGCGATTTGCAGGGCGGCGGCGGTCTTGCCCGAGCCGGGTCGGCCAGCGAGCAGGATCAGGTCAGACGGGAGCATCCCCATCATTCCCCGGTCCACATCCACCAGCCCGGTGGTGATCGGCTCGAAGTCCGGTTGCGCCCGGCGGTCGAGGTCGTCAAGCCACCGCGCGGCGAACTGCGTGATCGGCTTCGGGCCGGTGAACGTGTCCTTGCCCGTCCAGTCCAGCAGCCGCTCGCTCATGTCCGAGACGATGGCCTCGGGTTCCTCGCCCGCCATCGCCCGGTCGCCCAAGTCCGCCGACAGACCTATCAGTCCGCGAAGGATTGCCTTCTGGCGCACGATCTTGGCGTAGCCGACCATATTCGCGGGGCCAGGGGTTTCATTGGCGAGCATCGTCAGGTAAGCGCCGTTGTCCACCTTCTTGAACTTGCCCTGGCGCTGGAACCATTCGCCGACCGTGACCGCGTCGCAGCGGTCGCCGGCCGCGTCGATCTCGACGCAGGCTTTCCAGATCAAGCGATGAGTTTCGCGGTAGAAGTCATCCTCGGTCAGCAGGTGCGCGACCTTGCCGACGCCGGCCATCATCACCGCGCCCAGGACCGATTGCTCGGCTTCGTTGCTGTGCGGGGGCGCTTTGACGTTGGGGTCAATCATCGTACTTGCCCTCCATCACCTTCACGCAGTTGCCCTGCTTGATCAGGAAGTCCAGGTCGGCGCGGAACGGTTTTTGCCTTGCACCGCTCGGTGGTGCCCGGCCCGATAGGAAGTCAGACATCTCGACCGTTCTGAAATACTGCTCCCAGTCCTCGAGCGTCGGCAGCTCGTTTCGCCACCGCGCCCTGATGGCCTGCTCCCGCGCTGGCGTCAGCTTCACCACGTCGGGCAGGCTGGGGCAGCACGAGCGGTACAGCTCCAGGATTTCCTTGAGCGGGGTTGGTGGCTTCTTGCTCGCGCCGTCGTCGTCGGGTGATTCGCCGTCAGGCGATTCACACTCACCGTCAGGTGAGTAGTCTTTACTGGCTTGGCTAGGCTTGGCTAGGCTAGTAGTAGCCCCTGGGGGCGGGTCTTGTCCCTCTCTTAAGTCTGGACTTAAGTCCGGGCTTATGATTGCCCTTCCCTTTTTCTTAAGTTTGGCGTGAACCCAGTTGGGGGCATGGTCTGACCAGTCGTGTACGAGCAGTCTGTGATCGTCGTTTTCGTCGAGAAAGCCGACGCTTATGAGCGCGCTGACAAACTGATCGGCATCGCCCTGCCAGCCTGCCTCGCCGGCGATCACCTGGTTCGACCACTTGCCGATATTCCCCTGCGGTGTCTGCTGAGCCACGAAGGCCCACAGCAGCTCAAGCAGACCGATGGCATGGGGAAGCGGGATCTCAAGCGTGAAGGCCAGCTCTTTGGTCTTGGGGTGCGTGAGGCCGTCTATCTTCATGCTGCGGCCCGATCCGCCAAGAATTGCCTAAACTTCTCGCGAACACTCGGGCGTGCCTTGCCCCATGCCTCGATAAGCGCCCGAAACTCTTCATCGGCCTTTTCCGCTTGGCGCTGCTTTTCGCTTTCCTTATGTTTCTTTTGTTCGGCCTTGCGCTTCGCTTCCCGTGCGGCTTTACGCGCCTTGCGCTCTTCGACAATTACCTGAAGTTCATCAGCAGGTGACGACGCCTTGGCGATGCGCTCCAGAGCGGATTGGTTGTCCGCAAGCCCCGCATCCGCTGCCGCCTGTTTCACTTCGTCGGGAATGCTGGCGATTAGCTTGGCGCGGTGTGCCTGCGTCTTGGATATGCCGAGTTCGCGGGCGGCTGCGTTGGTGCCGGACTCGGATTGCGGTGGCGGTTTCTTGTACCCAATTTCAGCCGTTCCAACTTGGGACGGCTGATTTTGCTCCTCCCGCTCCCGCTCCTGCTTTTCCTCTAGCAGCCGTATCCATTCGGCGATATGGTCGGAACGCTCTTGGGCGGTCAATTCGGCGCGGTGAAGGTTTTCTGCAATCTCCCAGAGTTCCGCGTCGATCTCATCATCACCATCGAAAATGAAGCACTCAATGGTGTCCCATCCAAGGGCTTTAACGGCTTCGAGGCGGTGCCGGCCAGTGACCAGTACAGGCTGCCCGTCGAATACTTCGCCACCATCTTCCCAGCCATCAACGATACGAATCGTGATCGGCGTTCTTAGACCGACAGAACCGATTGATTCCTTCAGTCGGTCCACCCCCTCAGAATTGAGGGGGCGGTGGCGATTGGCGATTGCAATGATGTTCGGGTCTAGTTGCTCAACCTGTCGCATCACTTCAACTCCGGCAGCTTTTCATGCCGCTTCATGCTGTGCTGAAGGGTCCGAACTTTGCGCCCTGCCCGGCGGTTGTTCCAGGCTGAAAACAGCGTCTTCAGACGCTCATTCGGGGCAAGTCTTTTCGTGGGGTCCATCAACTTGTCACGAGCAACGAACACCGGATCTCCCGCTTCCAGCCCGGAGCCTCGGATAAGATCGCTCATGAATTGGTCGGCATCTTCTGGCGATACCTGGCTCATGATGTAGTGCGCCGTGACCAAGAGCGACAGCGGCGAAATTCTGCCGTGACCAGACTTGTTGCATGTGCGCAAACCGAATGCCAGATCAGGTGCAATCTCCATTGCGAAGTTTGTGATCTCCGGCTTGGAAAATTTCTGATCCATGCCTGTCGTGATCTTGCCCCACCGATTGATCTTTAGGATGTAGTGAGACGCAGCGGCCACGTGGGTTCCGCTGCCAACGCCCTCCATACCGAGAAAATCGGCGACAGTGCGAACGCGGCCAATATCCATCCGCTTTCTAGCTTCCCGGTCGATACCGAAAACCATAAAGGTTGGGATGGACTTATCAGCCATAACCACTGCCATCGACCTGTTCTGCCCATCATTCAGAAGACCACATCTGCTGACTACGATTGTCTGACCATTGAGCTCCCAGCGGCCCGCCTTGATGTCTTCGGCCATTTCCTGAATGTGCCAAGTCTTTTTTGGTCGGTTCTCTGGATTTCTTGACAAGAGGATTTCGGCCAACTCCGGCGTCAGCTCGACGCGCAACGCAAACGGCTCGCGCTCGCCGCGCTTCACCATACTGTCCAGCCAGCTCCTTGTGGCCTCGATTGAATTGGTTTCAGTTGGTAGTTTTGCTATACTCATTACGTAACATCTCCTTACTTGAGGTAACGAACGCCCGGAATGCTTTGCTCGGCACCGGGCGTTTTCTTTTACGCAGCGTCTTGCCCGCTGCGTTGCTCTGCCAGCATGGCGCGAATTTGCCACTGCCTCGCTTCCGAAAGTTCGTCATCCTCGCCCGCCGCGTACATTGCCTGGCGGCTGACGCCAAAAACCTTCGCTAGCTGGTAATCGGTCTTGACCCCGAACAGCTCGCGCGCTTCTCGCTTCGTGTATTTCTTGTCCATGAGGCGTAATATACCCGATAAAAAAAATCTAGTCAAACCCCTTGACACGTCAATCGGGTTGCCGTAATCTGCTCTCATCAAATCACGAAACGGGAGCAGCAAATGAACCAAACACAGAAGCAAATGCGTGACCGAGCAGCCCAAGGCTGCGACCCGTTAACCGGCCGGCCAATGCAGGTTGTTGGGCCGATTACAGCAGGCTTGGATGGCAAATGCCGCGATTCTGAGGGAATTGAGGTCACGCTGTCCAAGCATGGTGACTGGGTGCCGGTGCAATGAAAAGAAAGAGTGACTTTAACTGGCTCCTCGATGTTGTTTGGCCGATTGCCTTGGTTCTAAGCATCTTGGTTATAGGAGCCACAATGCTGGGAGCGAAATGATGCGAGTGTTGGTCGCTTGTGAATATTCCGGCGTAGTTCGCGATGCGTTTATCGCCGCCGGGCATGAGGCCATGAGCTGCGACCTGCTGCCCACGGACTCGCCCGGCCCGCACTACGAAGGCGACGTGTTCGACATCATCGACTACCCGTGGGATTTGGCGATCATGCACCCGCCCTGCACTCACACGGCAGTGAGTGGGGCGCGGCACTTTGCCGATAAGCGCATGGATGGCCGCCAGCAATGCGGCATCAGTTTCATCATGCGCCTGATTCGACGGAGCCAGCATATTCCCATGACGGCCATTGAGCAACCGGTAAGCATCCTGTCAAGCCACTATCGCAAGCCCGATCAGATCATCCAGCCGTGGCAATTCGGTCACGGCGAGGTCAAAGCGATCTGCCTGTGGCTAAAAAATCTTTCCGAGTTGCAGCCGACCAAAACTGTGGATGGACGCGAGGCTCGTGTACACCGGATGGCTCCGTCTCCAAACCGATGGAAAGAGCGAAGCAAGTTTTACCCCGGTATTGCCAAGGCAATGGCTGATCAATGGGGCGAAGAGACGCCGCCGCGCGGCAAATTTATGGAACTAGTGAGCTATTGATATGAAACACAAATCCACCCAACCCCTCGACTACGGAGCACCGGACTGGACGTCTAAGAAAATGACACGCAGCGCCCCATTCACCTACGCGGCCTCTGCGCGAGCCGTCAGGCGCGTGGAGCGATCTGAGCGGCATATCCCATGGCTGGTCGTTGGCTGTATCGTTGTGGCCGCTGTGTGTGCGGTTGGGATGGTGGTGGTATGAGGGGCTACGCTGCAATCGGCCTAGATAACCCGAAGAACGGAATCAACGTCGGTTCCGTACTCAGGGCAGCGGGCTGTTATGGGGCAAGCCTCGTGGCCGTATCCGGGCCGCGCCCCAACTACTACCTGCACAGGATGGCGACTGACACTCAGAAAGTGCATCGGCATATCCCCGTGCAAAAAGTGGAGGATCTGCAGTCGGTCATCCCGCATGGCTCTGTCCCCGTCGCGGTTGATTTTATTGAAGGCGCTACACCGCTTCCCGAATACTGCCATCCAGAGCGGGCCTTCTACATCTTCGGTGCGGAGGACGCAACGCTAGGTGCCAGGATCACTAGCTGGTGCCGAGACGCGATCTATGTGCCGACAAGCGACTGCATGAATCTTGCAGCGACGGTCAACGTAGTCCTGTATGACCGCGCTTGCCAGATCGGCTTCCCGGCGGCCGCACCGAAGCGAAAAGTGGAGACCACATGATTATCGACTTCCCCAAAGCTGGCTCCCTCCCTAGCCAGCCTGCGCGGCGCAGTATCGCCGCCCGCCCTGTCGCTGCCTCCCTCCAGCGACGGGGCACCTTTTCGGCCCGTTACGCGCCAAACGTCTCAGCGCAAAATGGAGGCGAAACCCTGTGTCGGTTATGCCCCACAGGTTGTGTCAACCACTCCCGGTCGAGAGGCCGGGCGGGCCACCTATTCCGGGGTGCGTCATGATCACCCTCAGCACCCACGCCCCCACTAACCGCCTCCGCCTGCTCGCGTGGCGCGCCAGACAGGCCCGCTACAGCCGTGAGCTGGCAGAGGCGTCGGGTGTCCGCAGCGGCGGTCGTCAAGGCGCTGCTTGCGGTTGTGCTTCTCCCCGGTCTTCGGGCCGGGGAGCTTTCTACACCGCCGTCACGGAGACCCTGGGTGGTATCGGCCTGTGCCTCGCGCTGGCTGCCGTTCTGACGGCGGCTGACTGGCTGCCCGATGTGTTCGTGGCCAAGCAACCGGAGTGCCGCAAGCAATGGACGCCCGACGCGCGTTACGTGCGGCACTGTGATTTTCACGATGGGAAAGGGTTTGTCGAAGATGAGTAGCGAAAAGATGGGCGGGCCTGCGTTCCCGCACGGTAACCCGGAGCAAGGTGGACACTCCGGCAACATGACAATGTGGGACTACTACGCTGCGCGCACGCCTGACAAATTTATGAGACTGCGGCCAACGCTTGAAGCGCCGGCAGCCTGCGCGGAATTTGCCGACGCCATGATCGCCCAACGCGCCAAGCGCATGGAGGGCGGGGGAATGAGTGGCATGCCGAAAAAAATATATGCATACCACCGTGAATACGGCACAGGGACTTGGATTGATTTTGACGACTCAAGCCCTGGAGACCCGGCAACTGAATACATTCGCGCCGACCTCGCCGCCGAGCGTGAGCGGGCTCTTCGGGGACTACTTTTTAAGATTCTCGTCAGCGGCAGCTTTTATCCGAATGCATTAGATATTGATGTGCATGATGCCAACGGCTTTACTGATGGCCTGGATATGGCCGAAGCCATCAAGAGCGCCCTCGCCCGAACCGAACAACACACTGCCCGCGATGGCGGGCAAGGAGATTGAGATGGTACAGAAAAGCACCACAGAGACTGACCCCGAAGCCGCCTTCGTTCAGGCGATAGCCGATGCGCTGTTTGAGGCCGGGTATACACGCGACATAGAAACGGTGGAAGCCGCCGATGCGCGTTGCGCCGTTGGTTGGGGCCTCAAGGTGCTGACGGCCCTTGAAGACTGGTCGTTTCTCGGAGAGTTCGTCCACGAGGGCGGCCCTGATTCCGACCGGGCTACCTTCAACGCGCTGTCCGAGTTCATGATTGAGCCAAGCGCCGAAGCCGCAGTAGCGGTTTCCTATCAGCTGTCACGGACGGCTCGCTGGTACGGCGATAGCTGGATTGAGAGGGCGCTGGCCGAGCTGCCGAGCGCTTCGGAAATTCAGCGCGGGCGGCAGATTGACCACGACATCAAGGCGAGAAAGGAGGCGGCGCTGTGAGCCAGAGCAAGTCAAAAAGTATCTACGCCAAGCTGGCCGAGGCCCGCAAGGCGTTCCACAAGATGAACCTTAAGAAGTCGGGGAAGAACACGTTTGCCGGTTACAGTTACTTTGAACTGGCCGATTTCATCATCCCCGGCATGGACTGCATGCGCGAGGCTGGCCTTGTGCCAGTCATTTCGTTCGACGATGCCTACGCGTCAATGACGATCTATGACACGGACGGTTCAGATTCAATCACTGTCACCTCGCCCATGTCCACAGCCAACCTCAAGGCTGCGCATCCCGTCCAGAACCTCGGCGCTGTTCAGACCTACATGCGCCGATACCTTTGGATGGCAGCCCTGGAGATTGTCGAGCATGACGCGGTAGACGCCAGCAAGCCCGGTGACCAGCCGAAGGCGACCGACGATCAAGTCGAGCAGGTTGTTTCTCTCATCGAGGAAACCGGGTCGGACAAAGAAAAGCTGTGCGAATATTTCCAGGTCAGCGAAATTTCGGCGATGACCAGTCAGCAGGCGCAAGATGCAATTGCCATGCTCAACAGGAAGAAAGCGGCGTGAGCAAGATCCTGAACATTGCACAGCGGTCTGACGACTGGTTCGCCGCAAGAGCAGGGTGCGTAACATCCTCGCGGGTGGCTGACCTTTGCGCCCGGACGAAGACGGGCTGGGGCGCATCACGCAAGAACATGATCGCCGCGCTGGTTCGAGAGCGTTTGACCGGCACTTGTGCTGAAACGTTCCAGAACGCCGCGATGGCTTGGGGCATTGAGCACGAGCCAAAGGCGCGGCAAGCCTACGAGATACTAACCGAGAATGATGTATCTGAGGTTGGATTTGTCTACCACCCTAGCCTGCCTTGGTCGGGCGCGAGTCCTGACGGGCTGGTCGGCGATGACGGGCTGGTGGAAATCAAATGCCCGACCGAAGCAACGCACATGGCAACGCTGGAAGGCGCAGCGATCCCGAAGAACTACATGCTGCAAATGCAGTGGCAGATAGATTGCTGCGAGCGTGGGTGGTGTGACTTCGTGAGCTATGACCCGCGCTGGCCGGTTGCCATGCGGTTGCATCATCAGCGCGTCGAGCGCAATCAGGAAATCATCGACCAGTTGCGGGCTGACGTTCAATCCGCACTGGATGAAATCGAGCAACGAGTAGAGAAGTTAAAGGAGCAGTACCAGTGATTAACACCACCGTAGCAGGACGCCTCGGCAAAGACGCCGAGATCCGACAGGCAGGCAGTACGAATGTCTGCTCATTCTCAGTCGCCGCCGATGTCGGCTATGGCGAGCGGAAGCAAACGATTTGGTTTGACTGCTCGCTGTTCGGCAAGCGCGGCGAGGCACTGGCGCAGCACTTGACGAAAGGCTCGTCTGTAACTGTCAATGGCGAGTTTAGCCAGCGAGAGTACGAAGGCAGGACGTACAACCAGCTCAAGGTTAGCGACATCACATTGCAGGGGGGCAAGCGCCAGGATTCGGCCCCGTCTGGTAGTGCGCCGAATGGTGGGTTTCAGGATGACGATCCGTCTAGCATTCCTTTCTGAAATAGTATGAGGAAGGCAATGACTGAACACGACGATCCGCTGGTGATTTTAGATGATCTTGAGGCAGTGCTAGGCAAACACACACGGCTCGTAAGGCCGGGTTTGCAACGCCTTCGCGCCGCAGTCGAGGCGCAGGCTGCGAGGATTGCGAGATTAGAAAGCGCAGCAAATTTGATGATGAGACAAGCCGACAAATGGGATTGGTTGCTGCACTCTGACGAAAGAGGGAGGGCGTCCGGTGAAATGCGAGTGGCCCTCAACGAGTCACCCCGCCAGTCCGTCGCTGAGTTGCAGGCGAGGGGGTTGGAGGCGCTGGCCGACGAGTTTACGGACGGCATCGACCACTTCCCTGAGACGCTGCGTTTGGAAGCCGACCGCATCCGATCCGAGGCGAGCGAGGGGCGGGAGGAAGGGCTGGCGTGAGCGACCTCCTGACATTCGACGCGGCAGCCAAGAGACTGGCCGTCAGCGCCCCGCATTCTGACCTCGAGCCGAGCCGATTTCTTACAGACCCACCCTGCCCGACCGTGGCAGGATTACCCATGCCGCCCGAGTCAGCGTGTAGCCCGAGGCTCAGTGAACGCGATGACGGCGGCTCACCTCATCTCCAGCACATCGCCCCCAGCACGCCAGCCCGAGGCCTGCGGCATTCGCTCCGGCCGGGCCTGAGCGAACGCTTCGAAAAGACCATAGGTGGATTCGTGGAGGTTTGTGTCATCGGGGATAAGAATGACCGGCGATGACCTGCCGACCAGCGCGGTTATGCCAAGCCAGTTGGGCATGGACGGGCCAGAGTATTCGGACCGGGTCAGGACGTTGGTCTGGAATGTGACCCGGTTGACTACCTGCCGCGAGACGGGCCAAATGCTGGAGTCAATGCGCGTCCATTGCGCCAGTGTGTCCGGTGTCAGCCCGTATCCGGTTAAGCTAAAGCCGCGATCTGGACGGAAACTTTCCGACGCCCAAAGGCAGCCGAGACGCACCGCCGAGCTGCCGGCGCTTGATACCTCCACTGTCAGAGTGTCGAAATTCGCCGTAGAGTCCGTCACTACTATTGCGTTCTGCGCCCTGTTGGCGGCGTTCGAGACGGTAACACTGCCCAATGTAGTCGTTCCGTCCTTGAACGTCACAACGGCGCTGTCAGGCAGCGTGTGGCCGATGAGGGCGAAAACGTCGGGGCTGAAATTCTCCGGGCTGCCACCTGAATCCTGAGCCTGGAAGGTGAGATCAAAGTCTCCAGAAGCGGGGGTGACCTCCGCATACCTCTGCGGCTGCATGTTGCCGAGGTTGTCAATGGCCGGACTAGATGACCATGTACCGGTCCCCGCCGTGAACGCGCCGTTCCCGAGCGCCCTGTTGTCGTATGCGAGAAGCGATGCCATGGATTACACCTTTTCCAGAATGAGGTCGCGGCCAACCGTTGAAGCTTCTTGCAACTGCTCATCGGTCAGGCGCTTGGGGTAGTAGTAGAGGGCGCGGATGCCGCCGTTGAGGTATGCGCCGGTTTGACCTGCGGCGTTTTTACCTGCCCCTATGTTCCACTGAGAAACTGCGGGCACGCCGCCGGCGACGTTGCTATCAGAAATTGTTGCGCCCCCATTAGCAGAAAACCCCTCGCTGCTCGAAGAAAACGAATACGCCAGCCGCTGAAAGTTTGTTGTGTTCGAGTCACCTGACTGGTAGAACTGCTCAGTTGTGCCGCTTACGCGGCGCTGAAGATCCCAATCGTTAAAACGGAAGATCCTGATCACGTTGTTTGACGCGCCATCATTGACAGCATAGATCGTGTTAAAGCTATCCTCATCCGCAGACTGAGCAGCTTCCGCAACAATCGTCCCCTCGCTATCGTTCCAGATCGTGCTGAAGTTGGTGCCGTCGATTAGTACGTCGTCGGCGGCGCGGGTGGCGGTTGAGCCTTCGGTGGGGATGTAGCTGGTGGGGGCGGAGCCCTGTTCTATTTGAGCACCCCACAGATGCAACCCGCTCGATCCGTCTCCGGTGTAGCTTTTGCTTCCGTTCAAAGCGATGCCAAAGCCAATCCGGCCAGTTGCGGTAGCGTTGGCGGTTACCAGGGCGCTGCATCTATACCAGCCGCCACCGACATCTTCAATCGCCCCATCCGACCAATCTGACCCGCTATAACTAACAGACTCGGAGTCAAGATCGAAGTACACCTCATCGGCTGTAAATACAGAGTTTAAGGACAAGGCCCAAAAATAAATCTCGTCCCGCTCATCAGCCCTGGCAAAGACAGAGACGGCGTATTGCTGTCCATTAACGAACGACTCCTCCCTGAGCTGGTAGTGGCTAGTGGATGAGCTTGTGTCCTCAACGATTTTGTACGCATCTTCGTCGCCGTCAGGCGCGGTCTGTGATGTGGCTGAACTTGAGGATCGAACATCAATCCACTCCGACTGTGACAAGTCTTCGGAATAAACCATTTCATTCGTCGCAGCCCCCTCAATCAGCCACCCTCGGAACTCCAGCGTGACCGGATCGTAGTCAACTCGCAGGACGTTTTCGCCGACTTCTTCCAGAAGCCCTTGTTCATTCCAGCGGGTAGCCGTGCTGGCGCGGGTGACTTCGATGCGGGGGTCGATTCGATTCTCCGCCAGCAACGTAAGTGGCGCGATGCCATTAACCCAAAGCGTCAGCGTGACCTTGCCGGGCGTCGCAGTGCCGGAGCGCCCCAACACGAGCGCCCAAGTATCCTCAAGGCCCGGATAGTCGAGTTCGACCTTGACCGTCTCGCCGACAGCCACATCGGCAAACTCGCCAATATCAACCTGCGTCGGAATCTCATAGAACGTCGGGCGGTCAATCCAATTGTCCATGCCCTCATTGGCGACAAGCTGCGCGGTGGTCGCATCGCGAAGGGCGGTAGACAGTGGCTCGCGTGAGGCCACCATCGGCCAGCGGCGATCGAACGCATCATCCTGATCTGTGGTCGGCTCCCATACGCGGGTGATGCGCCAGTCCTGCGTCACCTTGGCCCGCTCTGATTCGGTCCATGTGGTGGTAACGCCAGCCGTGTCATCAGTGTCTAGCGGCTTCCAGTTGCGCAGCGCGTTGACCGACCGCCGAAGGTTCGGTGCATCGTCGTCATAGGCCACGATCTCGGCAGGATCAGCCCGCGTGGAGTCGATTACAAACGGCGTGCCGCCGGGATCGCTCGGGCCTTCAAGCCGCTTGCTGCGCACCTTGCCGTCTAAGCCGTGCCAGATGTAGCCATTCAGTGAACCGGCAAGCCGGAACAGCACTTGGTCCGCGCTTTCATTGCCGGTGACAAGCCAGCCAAGTTCGGGGTCGCCGTATTCGTCGGCGTGGGTGTCGAAAGAAGTCTGGTCATATTCGCTGGACGTGTAGCCGACTTCTTCAATTATGGTTGGGGCGAGGGATTTGTAGGATTTGTTTCCACTGGCTTGCTCCTCAATGGATATTCGGGTAAGCACTTGCGTAACGTTATCTTCAGCGCCCGGCGAAGCAAGTATTGAAAAGTCCCCTCCAGTAAATTTAAATGTGCCGGTCTTATTAGATGAGCCAGAAAGCAAGGTGTAGGTAAATTCTTGGCTATTATCAATATAAACAGCTTTGTTTGATGTAGACTTTTCTCCCAATAAGACGTGCAAAGGTGGGCTTTGGCTTTCAAATTCCATTAAATATTTGTAGTAGCCCCCAACTGTTAAAGTAACATCAGGGGTCATTCTGAGCCCGTAAATCTTTGAGTCGTCGCTGTTGTAATTGAAACTTAAAGAGGCTGTGAAAGTGACATCCCCGCCTCCGGGGTAAAATGAAACGATAATCTTACTTACTTCAACGAATTCGCTAACCGAGCCTGTTTTGATAGAATCATAATCTGCTTTTGAGAGCGTATCTGTATATGATGTCAAAGACAGCGGCACATTCCTTTTCAATGACTCGCCGTTATCAAACTCATACAATACGCTTCTTATAAAAATGCTTGCATCCGACGCGTTATCAGAAATACTCAAATTTATCTGACTTACGCTCCCATCCTCTGGGGTAATTTCTATTGAGGCTATGTTCGATGGAGAATCGCTGTCTGATATGTTTATGTCAGCATCGTCCGCATTACCACTGTTCTCGTTTATAGTCCATTGCTCGGCGTCTTCTGGGTCGTCATCAGACCCTGAATTCATATCAACCTCTGAGTATTGGGGGTGCGCGGACAGGATCTCATTATATGAGTCTATCTCTATGCCCCCAGATGATGGCTCGGTTGCAGAGCTTGTGCCCAATAACCCCCCTGGGTTATAAGCTTCTATGGTCCATCCGTCCGGAGACCCGCCGGACCAAGTGTCGAAAGATCCAATGCTCGACAAAATGTCAGACCTTGGGCTTCCCGGCCCCTCAAACGTCGCAGTAATCGGGAGCGTTTGCGACCCCAGAAGACCAAAAGTTGGCTCGTCCTCTAGTGTCCACTTCTGCGTCGGATTCCCACCTTCGGTTACTTCGCCAATGAGCGAAGCGTTCGCAGCGGTGTAGTACGTCAGGTTGGCCGGGTCATACTCCAAAACTGGAGCTTGCGTGACCTTGCCTAGCACATAGGGGATTTGCTTGCCGACCAGTTGCGGGTTCGGGGTGTCGCTGCCAAACGTCTCTGTATAGACAGGACCCGCCAGCTTTGCAAGCCAGTTCTCCAGGCCTATCAGAACCTGATACCCTTGAAAGCGCCGACCGGCAATCCGTGCGATAAAAATTTCCTCCATGTCATCCCACGAGTCGGACTCATAGCCGCGCTTCAAAGTACACTGCATGCCGACGATATCGGCGTTCAGCAAGAAATCAAGCGCGCCGGACTGGTTCGCGAGAACAAGGTCGCCGACCGTCAGTTCTCCGCCCTGCTGTTGGTAGGGGTGACGTGCCGACTCTGACCAGTTTACGTCCTGGTTTAGCACCGGATACCAGAGACCGTCACGTAGCGTGACGCCGGTGGTATCGGTGTACTCCGAATCAGTGACGCCAAGATAACGGGTTGTTCCGTCATCGTTGTACTCAATCAGCGCGGCAAGGATGCTCATACGGCTCGGACAGTCTCGCTCTTACGGGCAATGGCCCGGCGGGTTGATTGTTCTTCGCGTATCACAGCGCCAAAACCATCACGGCGGTCATGGTTCCCGCGCTCTATGTGGCTAGAGATGCGTTCCAGCTCAGCTTTGACTTCTGCAAAGTCGTGAGAATTGCTCGTGGTTTGTGCCGTATTGCTTAGCGGCGCAACGAACTCACCAGACAGACTGTTCGTGCTTACGCCTTCGTCCCAAGGAGGGTTAAAATCTTCGTATGTGCCCCCAAGCTGCTCCAGAATCTGCACAAGCACATCACCGATTGCCCACAGATTAACCTCAAGGGTGCCGAGCATGAATTCCAGTTCGTCGATAATGCCCAGGTTCGACTCCTGGATCGCAGCGACTAACGGGTTCTGCTCGGCAATCTCACTGACCACATCGTTGAAGTGGTCTCGAAGGCTGACCTCAGTGCCGGCCGGGATATCCTCGCCAAGCGCGGACAGGATCTGGCGCATATCCGCGTCGGTGAATCCGAGCTGCGCTGCGATTTCGGCAGGCGTTTGCTCTTGCGCTGTCGCCAGTGCGTTGATTTGGTCGGCAAGCTGCCACGCTGTCAGTTCTTCATTCAGGTCGGCGATCTGCTGACCAAATTCCGAGTTAGTATTGATGAGCGTGTCGATCTGAGCAGCGTTCGGCGGCAACTGCTCAGGCGGCGGCTCGATATCAGCCGCCTGGTTCATCATCGCCTGCACTTCGTCCCAGATGTCTCGGAACTGCTCGGTAGACGTCCCGAAGAACCCGGCCGCCTCGCCGAGGAACGCATCGGCCAAGGACGGCAGCTCAGACAGTGCGTCGAAATCGCCGCCCATAGCGGCCGCGAAGGCGTCTCTGAACTGTTGCTCTGCCTCTCCAATGCGCTGTGCGGGCGTCAACGGAGATACGTCATCCAACTGTGAGCGCATCAGCCATTCGTCGATACTGCCCAGCGCACGGAGCGCAGTATCCCGCATATTCTGTGCGGTGGCCGCAACCGCATTGCCGACGCTGGTGAACGACTGCTCGGCCGAGAAAAAGTCCTCGGCAAGTTGAAGCGTGGACAGCTTCATCTCGCTTATCCAGCGCGCCAGTTCCGCGCTTGCCGCCCGGCGGACCATTGCGAGTTGCTGTTCTGTCGCACCAAGCTCGCGCGCCTGTGCCTCAAGTTCAGCCCAGCGGTCAACCAGTCGTTTCAGCGACGCCCTGGCGGGCGAGACGGCTTCCAGGAACGACAGCTCGATATCGTCCATGAAATCGCTCAGTTCCCGTCTCGCCTCACGTGTGGCCTCACGCGAGTCGATAGCGTCTTGAAGCGCGTCTTCCCGAACTTCGGCAAGCCGCTCCTCAGCGCTGATAAGATCAGCAATTGCATTGCCGGCCTCGACCAATAGCGCCGTATTCTCGGGGCTTAGCGTGCCGAATAGGTCGTCGAAGACCTGCCGGAAACCACCTTGGGTCAGCATGTCCTCGGTGACGGTCAAGCCGATATCCGTCAGAAGGTCAGTGGCCCTCTGGCGCGCCTGCTCGGCCATGACGGTGAATCGTTCTTCGTCAGAGAAGAACGTCTCAAAAATGCGATTGAGCTTCCCGGTCAGGGCTTCGACGTTATCGCCAAACACCTGGCTGAGGTTGTCCCCAAAGCGGATTAACTGCTCGCGAGTGCCGTCAAATGAGCGGCCAAGGAGCGCCATTGCCGTATCCAGAGAGTCGGCAATGGTGCGCACACGGAGGAAGGTTTCGGCGAGAGTTTCTGACGGACGTGAAAGTTCTTCGACAATCTGAAGCGTCTGCCGGAGGACAGGGGTGGTAACGTCCGCCGCATCGCCAGTGCCCTGGAGGGCGGCGTTGAACGCCTGTATGCTGTGCGCGATATCGTCGCCGGGTTTGGGGGGGATGGCTGGATTGCCGGGGCTCGGTCCACCTGGGCCGGGGACGCCCGCGCCCGGAATGTCTGCGCCCGGCAGCCCAAGACCGCGCCCGAGGAAAATCTCGCGCTCGATTGTGAACGCATCAGACAGCCGCTGGAGCTGGTCCTCGATAGTGTCGCCGCGCTTGACCAGTTCAGCCACGAACCCGTCAACCGCACGCAGAGCGGCGTCAAGGCGCGCCTCCATCATGTGGTCAAGGCTAAGGCCCTGCTCGTCCGAGATGAACGTGAACGACTCCAGCGCCTCTCTAACCGCATCGCCGTAGCCGCTGCCCTCAATGGCAGTAGCCAGTGCCCGGTCAAAGTCCTGCAGCCCACGAACAAACTGACTGATCTGGTCGTCGCTGAGGCCCGTATTGCCGTACGCAATTTCGCCAAGCGCGGTGTCGAAAAAGTCCGGGGTTACACTGCTCTTGCGATTGAGAAGCGGGCCAACCTGACCAAAATCAAAGCGGGGATTTTTCGAGTCATCAAACAGCCCGCCGATCAGGCCGCCCAGAATGCCGCCGGCAATCGCCCCGAGCGGACCGGCCGCACTGCCGAGAGAAGCGAGAAACTTGGAACCTGCCGCTTGCCCGGCTACGGTGCCAAGGCTAGCACCGACAGAGGCCGCCTCAGAGCCGCCGCCAAGGGCAGCCCCAAGACCAGCGCCAGCAGCCAAAGAGACAGAATCTGAGAGCGCCTGCGCAAAGTCCCCATCCTCACCGAACAGAGAGTCAATGGTCTCCTCAAACCCACCAGTGACAGATTCAATGATGTGAGATTCAAGCGTGCGTCCGAGCGCATCAAATACGCCCTCAGAGTCGGCAGAGATGATGCCACGGGCGACAGAGCGGGCGATGTTGGAGCCAAGGTCCTGGCCCCCGAAAGAGCCGCCTTGATCGCCCAGGAGGGCGTTAAAGAAGGGGAGGCCGGTGGTGTTCTGCGTGACGGCGTTGGCGAGGTTCAGGAAGCTGGCGACCGCCGCATCAGCCTCTCGGCGAGTCATGGAGAGGCCATCGGCGACGCTATCTAGCCATTCCGAGAGGGTCTGATGTTCCTCATTGATGTCCTGGGCAGTGAACAGGTAGTCTTCAAACTGCCGGGTGACAACGGGGATAACGCGGGAGGTGTCGCTGAACTCATTACTCAAGCCGGCCTGGCTGTTCCGGGCTTGTTCCGTGTCCTGACCGACTTGGATAAGCTTGCGGCCCAACAGCTCAAGCTGGCGCGTGTGCCGCCGATATTCCTCTCGCAGCTCTTGCAGCCTGCGCTCGTCTTCGGCCGTGAACTGGACCAGATCCCGCCCCGGCCCGAACCGCTGCCCGGATTGCGCGCGCTCCAGCTTCTTTTCCAGCCGGTCAATCTCATCGGCCGTTTCGCTGATGGCCGTCTGGACCTCAACCATAGCCTCCTGAATCCGAGACCGGCTGAGGGCATCAAAGTCCTCAATCAGCAGGGCAACGCGAGAGCTGAGGTTGGACGTTTCATCGTCGGCATCGCGAGCGCTCAGGGCGAACGCAGCTAGTGCGCCTGCGGCAATACCGATGGGGCCGGTGGCAACGCGCATGACGCGCCCGAGGCGGACTGTCGCAGTGGCCGCTGCAGCCGATGCGCCCTGCAGCGCCAGCTTGCGGCGTGTAAGCATCGCCACCCTGGCCGAGAGGACGACGACCTCTGCAGACGCCTGGATGAGCGAGAGCGTGAAGCGCGTGGCGATGATGCCGCTGACCACCTTGGCGACATTGCCCAGGCGTTCCAGCATCTGATTGAGCTGCCGCTGGCCTTCCTCGGTCTGAGCGAGCCAAGTCACGTACTCGGCAAGCGGGCCGATGAGGTCGCCGAATATCTGGTTGCGTACCCCCTTGGCTTGCTGGATGAGCACCTGTAGCGAGTCGTTGAACTGGACGGTCGCCTGGACCGTCTCACGCGACATGATGCCGCCCGCACGACGCGCCTGCTCTCGGTACTGCTCGATGGCATCCGACCCTTCGCGGAGCAGCGTGACCATCCGAGCGCCTTCGGAGTCAAACAGCTTGAAGGCAATTCTGAGCGCTTCCTGCTCAGACTCAGCGTTCTTGATGCGGTCGGCGAAGATGCCAAGTAGCTCGGTCTGAGACTTCAGGGTTCCATCTGCGTTGCGGAGCTGCACCCCTAGCTCCTTGACGATGGTGTTGAGCTCGCCGGTATCGTTCGCCGCCTCACCCACGCGACGCGAGAAACGCTGCATCGCCATATCCAACGTCTGGCTGGTGATGCCCGCCGCCTGCTCGGCGGCAAAACGAAGCTCTTGCAATTCCTCGACGGTCAGTGAGACTGTCTTTGATACTTTGTCAAGCGCGTTCGCTTCCTGAGCAAACTTGCGGAACTCACGCCCCACGCCGGCAATCGCCACGCCGCCAAGCGCCCCCAAAGTGGTCGCAAGGCCCCTGACCTTCCCGCGCGCACGCTCCAGGTCACGCTCGGCTTTCCAGAGTTCGCGCGAGACTTTGTTCAGTTCTCGCTTGGCGCTCCTGGAAATGCCCTTCATGTCGCGCTCGAATCCGGCGACATCCGCCGCCATATCGAGTACGAGCCTGCCGAGAGACTGAGACACTAGACGTTACCTCTGCGGTTGTACTTGATTTCCGCGCCCGCCTTGCTGAAGGCGGCAATCATGCGATCAATGTCATGCTTGACCGCGTGCTTCTTGTTTTGCTGTGCGTACCAGTCGGGCAGCACTAGATCGTGCGCTTCAGGCGCTTTGTGGCCCTTCTTGTTATTCGCCGAAATAAATGTGGACAGAAGGCGGCACACGGCAAACTCGACACGCCTGCCGCTATCCGGCTCGCGCGAGAGCCAGCTAGACCAGTAGGGAAGCTCCCACTCGGGAATCTCCGACAGAACCCAGGAGAGGGGCCGACCAAGGCGGTCGGCGATCCTCATGCAGAGCCTGAGACCGTCGGAGTCAATCAGTTTTTTTCAGGCTCCCCCTCGTCCTGCTTCTTCAGCGCGGAACCCTCGGCGTAGAAAGCCTGGATGAATTCGTCGGGGACTTCCGCGTCGAATTCCTTTCGGCTTTCATACGCCCGGCTACCGTCCTTGTTGGCGAGATGAAGAAAGCAGAACAACGCCTGAAACTTGAACATGGCCCGCATCTGGTCTGGAGAAAGGCTCTGCCGAGCCTTTTCCTCAGCTTGCTCGACATCGCCTTCTGCCAGGCCTCGAACCGCATCGCCCGCCTGATCCAACAGGTCGGCAAACGCGTCCTTCAGCTCCAGCCCCTCGCCAGCGCTAAGCCTGCGAAAGTACACGTCGTCGATTTGACCCACCCCCGGAACTTCCAGGGGCAGGTGCTGGGCCTTGTTGTTGTTGAGATACTGACTAAGTTTCATGGTTTACGTCGCAGCCGTGATAGTGATTGCACCGGAAATGCGCAGACTGACTGTCCCGCGCACCACGTCATTGGCGCTAAAGTCCTTCTGGAACGAACGGACGCCGGCATTGAAGTCCAGAGTCGTCCGGTCGGTTGGGAGGGTGAAATCGGACGTGTACGTAACATCCGTGTCTCCCTCCGAACAGGCAATGACAAAACGCTTATTGTCACCGCCGACAAGAGCGTCCAGAGTCTGGTGGCTCTCGTCTTGCGGATCCCAATTCACGTTCATGCTGATGCTGCCGTTGTCCTTCAGCGCGGCCAGATACTCCATCGCCGTGGAGTCGAAATCGGTTACGTCGATCTCGCCAGCCTCACCACCAACACCGGAAAACCCGGTAACCTGACCGATTTTGCGGACTTCGTTGCCGCTATCGGTATCATCGAGAAGGAACAGCTCGGTTCCCTGCGTCTTCAGCTCTGCCATTGGAAGTACCTCCGTTTATCAGGCAATAAAAAAGCCGCCCGGAGGCGGCTGCTTAAGCGACAATTGAACTTGTCTTTAGCGACTAACCCAAAGGGAGTAGTCGAATTGAATTCGGTATGACTTTGTGTCGGGGTCAATCGGGTGAACGATTTTTACCGTTTGATGACCGTATTGGTCCATCTCGGTCCGCACGGCGCTTGCCAGGTCAAGCGCTTCTTGTTGGCTCCGCGCCCAACAGTCAATCTGCACACGGTCGTTATCAACGTTCGGCGATTCACCCAAGTAGTTCTCTGCGCCACTTGATGGCAAGAACCACGTCACGTATGGATAAGTTGGGCTGTCCCCGGCATCCCCGAACGGATATAGTCGTGTCCCCGCAATGGCATTGATCGCCGCGACGTTGAGCCATGCGTAGATATTCGGAATCACTTCTTAAGCCTTTTAGCAATTCGGTCAATGTCACGACTCAAGGCGCGCCGAAAAATTTCTATGGGCTTATTGCCCGCCTGATCAATCGCAGGGCGCAGGAACGGCTGTGCCCCCTGCTTTTCCGTCCCAAGCTCCACGAAATAGCCCCAATAGACCCGAGGGGCGTAGGTCACGAACACGCGGGCATAAAAGCCATCACGCTCCGGTTCTGGATCGCGCCGCCGCACGATGTTGTCCTTGAGGCGACCCACAATTGAATAAGCGCTTGAACCTGACCCTCTGCGGTGATTGCCCGGACCAAGACTAGAAGCATTATCCGATGCGTGGTCTTGCCACGGCTTGGCGGCCTTGAAAAGCGCTCGGTTTATGGGTCCGCCGCCTTGAGGGGAGACGTGCTCCGGGAACCGCCTCAGGTTATCTAACGCCTGCCGAAGCCCTTTGATTTCAGCCATCGGTCATACCCCGCTTGGCCTTAATCTTTATTCGGCGCTTGCGTGTCTCGTCATACTGCGGCGGCTCTAACTCCCAATTCTCACCCTCGAATAAAATCCGGTCTTTAGCGGTGATCGCAAAATCGGCCCGCAGCTCGAACTCAACCTCAACCTCGCTGTTGCGCGCGGCCGCCGCTTGCTGCTCACGAGAGGTCAGGGGTCGCACAGCGGCGGGTATGTCCACCATGCCGCTCTTGTTTGACCAAGAACGAGTTTTGACGCCAGTATTTGGGTCGGTCGTTTCCACGTATTCCTGGACCGTGATGCGGTGGCGCATCTGTCCGGGTTTGCTCAGTGGTGCCATAACGTCGGGTCCACGAAGTCATCGGCAATCGCCGGGTCGAAGGTCAGGCCGCACGCGTCAAATGCGCGCTCAAGGCTGCTGTAGTCGCCTTTAACCACCTCATCGGTAAACACGTCCACACCACCGAGATTGTCCCGCACGTAGTCCATTGCCTCGACGTGCGGCTGAATCGCAGCCGTACGCGTGAGCATCCCCGAGCTTTGGCCTGACCGTTCAATGGCTTTAAGGTTGCGCCGAACGCAGATAAAACGTGGGTCAAATTCGTGCCAAAGCGGGTAGTACATTGCAGAGTGCTTCACTAGCCAAGGTCCGCCGGTGTAGCCATAGCGCTTAATCAGACCAACCGCTTCCGCTTTCCAGCCAGCCGCCTGCGGCGCTAGAATGCCTCTATGGACAATGCGCCCCACTTTTTTGATTATTGCTTCCTTAAAAGGAAGCGACTCAAAATAGCCTTTCGCGTTATGGCGGTCACCCTGCTTGTAAGGACCAACCCATACGCCATGCTTGGCAAAGATCCCGGCGGTCATGCTTGACCCGCTACGGGGTAGCGAAATGATAATTATCGGGCTGTCGACCATCCTGTCTCGTGCGGCCTCGGTTTTCCGTGGTAGCAAATGACCGACGCGCCTTCTGGTGCGCCGCCGTTGCAGTGAACCTTGTAGCTGACGACCTTGCCGGGGTGATCGTCCTGCCAGAATCGGTATCCACTCCACACATCGCGCAAAAACTCGCCATCGCCCCGGTAGCGGCGCATCCATTCTTCGGGTTGCTTGATCCACTCGCGCCAAGCGTGATCAGCGGCGTCGGCGGTGACGTACATGAAACCCGACTGTGCAAGCTGTGGCCGGTAGAAGTCCCGAAGCAGTGTTAGTTCGGACGCCTGCGGGATGTCGCCGATTATGATGGTGTCGAGGTCTGCATACAGGAAATCGACGCCCAACTCGAACAGCGCCATCTTTGCCCACCAGCCCGGCCAGCGAGAGTCGGCAATGGCGGTGAAACCAAGCCGCTCGACATACTCCCAGGTATAGACCGGGCTAGGTCGCCACGCGGTCAGACAAAGCATCTTCTAGCGGCATCTGTGGGAAGCAATCAACCGCCGTCTCACGCGATGCGTTGATAATCTCGGCGTCGGTCTCGGCGGCGTAATGCCGAAGCCAGCCAACCCACTGGCGGAAATTGTCAGCAGTCGGATTGGGAAAGCCCTTGTGCTCGCCATGCCAATGGCTTCCCTGCATGTCATAACCCAACAAAATCACGCTGCCAGCGCCGAAGTGATCAATCGCCAATCGCAGCGCCTGATAGCCCGAGTTGCCTCCGGTTCGCTCAGGCTTCCAGCGATTCAGGCCATATTTGCTTTCTGCCTTTTGATGATGGCACCAAAACTCACCCCTACACCGGCTACTTGCGTCTTCGAAATATCGGTCCCACCATCGAAGGTCGCAGGCATACAGAACATCAGCCCAAGGCGCAAGCTGATATGTATTGTTGATCGCAATCGCCCTACGTCTTTCGCCATCTCGCCAGTTGCGCACCATATCTGCATCGGATTGGCACATAGACGGCCCGGAGGCCATGACGCAGAATGTCAGACGCCCAGAACTCGGTGCGGCCACAGCAAGGACTCAAATGCAAACTGCACTTTGTGCGGCTCATCACCAATGACGACCGCCTCTCTGTTTTCGTACATGTGCCCGACCAAGAGCAAAATTGCGTTCTTCACCGCTGCCGGTACATTGGCACGGTAGTCTGTGGGAGATTGCGACGTGTCAGGCTCATACCCGGCCCGAAAGGTGATCGTCACGTCACCAAGGTGGCCCCTGGCATCGGGCCACGATTCGCCGTAGTCAGGGACCAAAACAGACTCAGACTCCGTGAACTGCGTCGAGAAATCAGCAAATGTTTGCTGGTTACTGTTGGAGTCAACGTAGCTGATTGACTCGACCGAAAGCGCGGGATTCCTCGGCAGCACAAGACGCTCAGCGCTGCCCGGAAACTGATTGAACCTCCACTCAAACTCGGTCTCGATAATCGTCCGCTGCATGAATGACTCTGCATGTTCGCGGGCGGCCTGAATCGCGCGCTCAAGAAAAGAGTCGTCGGGGTGCGTTTCAGGGCTACCCGTTGCGACAAGGCGGCAATGGTCCCGCGCCACGGCAACGGTGACCGGCTCAACCGGAGGCTTTGTCGCTACGCTTACGGCCACGGCCGGCTCCCTTTTTGGTCTTCGGCTTGCGCTTCACGACCTTGGTTTCGTATTCCTGCGCCGGCGGCTCCTCCGGCTGCTGACGCACGGTCTTAGTCTGCACCGGGTCGTCTTCGGCCAAGCCGATAGAGCGCAAGTGCTGGCCGTGCTTGTTGTTAGGAATCGGGTCGCCCTTCTGGACGTTCCCGAGTACCGTTGATTGAAAGTTCTTCGTTGCTCGCATAATAGAAAGCCGGGAGGTTGACCCTCCCGGCCCCGTTAGGCGGGTTATCAGTTGAACGAACCGTAACGGATCGCGGTCGGCTGGAACACCGCAAGAGCGGCACGCAGCTCGGCGCGGATCGTCACAAGGTTGGACTGCACGTTCGTGTCGTCCTGCTCGAACATCTCGACAACAGCGCCCTGCCGCATCATCAGCATCATCGAGTTGATATCAACGCAGAAGAACTCTCCGCTCGACACGTTGTTATTGGCGATGACCGGCAGACCCCACGCAAGCGGCTGCAAGCCGTTGGCGATGTAGCCGACCGCGTTGCCGTTGGCCGCCGCGTACTCGTTGCCCGAGCCAGCCTTGAGCAACTCGATTTCGCTCCAATCGGCGGGGTTGACGAAATAGTGCGTCGCCACGAAGTCAGCGCCGATGACGTCGTACTTCGCGCGGTTCAGCGAATCCAGCCGGTTCGCGCCGGAGGCTGCGGTGAAGTCCGTGTGCCGACCGGTCGCGGTCAGGCCCTCGATGTTCGGCGAGGTGCCGTTGCCGGTCAGAATCTGCGACTCAAGACGCTGACGCAGGCCATGACGCAGGCGGCGGTCGATGTAAGATTCCAGCGCCGGAGCGTCATCCAGAACCTGCCGAGATGCCTTGATCCAGTGCGCGATGGTGCGAACCGGGTCAGAGACAAGCTCGAAAGTCAGGTCGGATTCAGGCTTGGCGCTATTTTCAGCCGTTTCAGCGGCGTCGTTTGTCCAGCTAGACTCTCGGGTGTACTCGACCGCGTTGCTATTGGTCGTGCCCATCGGCACAACATCCAAAACCGAAAGCTGCCGGAACGCGCCAGGGACAATGCCCGGCAGTCGGTCGGCAGGCGTCAGCGTGTCAACCGGGTCTTGCGGAGAGCCGACCTCACCGATAATCGTGTTCTTGACGTTGACCCGAGCGTGCTTGGAGCCTTCGACCATAGCCTTGAACGACTCGGAGTCGACCAACTTCTGCCCCCAGGTCGGCTCTCGCTCGCCACCGCCCTTCATGGACGTCATGGCGTTCTGCTCAAACTCTTGGAACTTGGCGGACAGGGCCTCGCTCTGTTCGACCAGCTCGGAGTGCTTCTCGGCCAACTGCCGCACTTCGTCACGCACCTCATTAGCGGCGGACTTGGATTCCTGCAGCTGCCCTTCGTACTTCTGAATCGCTGAATCCAGGGCGGATTCGACGCCCTTAATCAGATCTTCGGTGTTTTCAGTAGTCATTGTCATTACCTCGTTTGGGACTTAAGACGCAGCGCATGCTGTATGCGCCACCGATTGATGGCCTCAGACACGGCATCACCGCCGCGCTCTTCTGCCCCAGCGTTACGCTGGCACAAGGTCTTGACCTGCGACACAAGGGCCTTCGCAGCAGACCGAGAAAGCCCGCAAGCGTCACGCAGGCAGGCTTCCGCATCTTTGAGCGTCTCCAACTCAGAGACGTGCTCGGAAAATTCCTTTACGTTGCCGACCCTCGCTCCAAGGTCGGCCGGCTCTTCCACGACACTAATCTCGACAAGTTCAATCTCGTCAATGTCAAAGCCTCCATGTTCGTTTTCCTGAAATTTGCCAGCCTTCATCCGATAGCCGATGGACAGGCCGTCGACAGCACCGTGCTTCAAAGAGGCATAAGCGTCTTCAGCGACCGAGTGACCTGGGGTAAGCTGGCCCCGAACGAAAAGGCCCTTCTCGTCTTCGTAGATTTCCAGGTACTTGCCGATCACCGGGCCGAAGTGGTTCCAACGCATGCGAATCGGTCGCTCCCGGTTCTTGAGCGTATTCTTATAAGCGCCTGGCAGGATCGTGTCTCCGTAGGAGTCGACGCCGTTGAACATCGAGGCGTAGCCCTCGAACGTCCTAGATTCCTCATTGAATTTGAAATTGGTCGATTCAATCGCTAGGTGTTTGTACTTCATGTGTCGTCCTCCGCCATGTCAATCCTGGCGTTCGGTGGTCGGTTGTCTGCGGTACGGCCTAGCAAGGGTTGAATCGTGCCGTTCGCATAGAGTTCGTCGCCACCGTCAAGCGGCGGCAAGTCCTCTTCCTGGCGGGCTTCGTTAGGCGTAATGACTCCGGAGTTTATTCCTTTCTGGTGCGCCTCCATTCGCTCGCCTTTATCAAGCTTCAAGAGGTCGTCGAAATCGTGCGTAATGCGCATTCGGCTTCTTGCCGCTGCAGGAATCAAGCTTGCGCGCATCGACTCTTGCAGAGAGCGTACGCGATTTCGCAGCGACCGCTTGTACCAGCCGCGCATGATCTGGCCGATGCCGCTTCCCCATGCCGTCGTGCCTGCCGTGTCGTTAATCAGAACGCTCGGAACGTCCATAAAACGCGCTACATCCTCGACTTGGAACCGCCGCGAATCCAGCAACTGAATATCAGTCGGGTTCATAGAAATCGGCTGGAACTTCATGGCCGCCTCAAGGACCATTAGCGTGTCGGTGCCGCCCTCAACCAGGTCCTTGAACCTTTCTCGGACCATCTTCCTCTGGTCGTCCTTAAGCGTGCCGTCAATGGTTAAAACGCCAGAAGGCTTGCCAGCGTTTTTGAAGACCTGCCCAATCCGCTTGTCTCCGGCCAGACCGACCGAAACCGCGTTGCGCGCGTAAGAGAGCGGAGACAATCCGATGACCCCATTGCCAAACATCTTCCAGTGCCAGACATTTTCGGCGCTTAAGGCAGTTACACCTCCATCATGGTGGTAGTGATAAACAACCGAACCGTCCTTCAACAGCTCAGGAACGACCTGCCCGGAGTTCATTGGCAAGAGACCAACAAGGCGATTCCCGCTTCGCACCTTCATTGCGTAAGCGTTTCCGAAAACAACGTGGTTTAAAACAAACGTCTCAAAAAACTCGACGCTGTTTTGATACCGGTTGATTCGGGTCCGAATCAGCGTAGACAGGTCGCCCTCTGTGTCATCAATCCATTCCTGCCCATCCCACGACTGAACCTTGACCGGCAAAGATGCGATTGTTTCAGCCCACAAGCGAGCAGCCGCCCAGAATGCGGACAGCTGCATGGCCGTGTCGAAGTTGACCGGCTCGCTCGCCTCTGCCGCGCGGGTAATCGGTTCGGATAGCTGGACCCCCTCATTGCGACTGAGGCTGCGTGACCCAAACCACGTCCAGGGCTTCCAGAAAGAGGCCATTTCAGTAACCCACAATGATCGGGTCGTTAATGAAAGCGTCTATGTCCAATTCTTCCTCCTCGTGCTTGGACATGACTCCTATCGCCATAGCGAGGGCGACCATGCCGTCGATTCGTCCGCTGCTCTTATCCTTGGCTAACTTCCGGTTGCCCGCCGGATCTTGCTGAACAACTGCATTAGCAGCACACATCCTCAGGACCGGGTGCATTCCGTGTCTGATCTCTTCGTTCAGCAGCATGGATTCGGTGGCCCGGAGCGCCGGCGACATGTCCTTGAAACCCTGCCCGAACGGCTCGAAGCGCTCCATTTCCTCTTCGCTAAAACCAGCCTTTGCCAGCCAGGGCCGAAGGTTGTTCATGTTCCAGCGGTCAAATGCGATGGCCCGTACGTTGTAGGTATCAAAAACCTCTCGAAGCTCGTGCGCAACGAACTCGTAATTGATGGACTTGCCGGGGCACAAATCTAAATTGCCCTGATCCGCCCATACGTCATACGGAACACGATCCTTGCGCGACTTCTCCGAGATGCCATCTTCGGGCAGCCAGAACTTTGATTGAACATCGCCGTCTGGCGCAGCCAGTTCCAGCGAGGTCAGGTCGTTAACGCTTGACAGGTCAAGGCCACCGTAGACTTCCGCGCCCGGCTCTATCTCCGGCTCGCCCCCGTTGGCATCCCAGACCGACTTTGACACGAACGGGTCATTCGCCTCGACGCGCTGATTGAGGATCAGGTTGCGGTAGCTGGCCTCCATGCTCGGGAGCCGCTTGGCCTTCTCGGCCTGCGACATCACCTCATCGGTGTTCATGAAAGCGTCGAAGTGAGGGTTACAGGCCCGTATCACTTCTTCGTCGAACGGGTCGGCATCCTCTGGAGCTTGGTACAGCGCGACCTTTATGCGGGGGTCAGTCCCCCGCTCCGCGTCGTCAATAAGCATCGACAGCAGGTCGCCGTCCGTAGGGGCTTGCGTCGAAATGATGACCGACAGCGGCGATTCCTGCGCACCCGCTGCCGATTCGATGGCGTCATACAACTCCGACCGGGGGCCGCGAACCTGCCCCAACTCGTCATGCACCGCGAACGCAGGCGAAAGCCCGTAGGCCGTCGAGGCTTCAGCGGACAGCGCCTTATACTTGGTGCCCAACTCCGGGCACAGCAGCTCCTTCGCCGTGTCGCGAATCGTGACGAATTCGTTAAGCGACGGCGACATGCGAACCATCTTGGCCGCGTAGTGGAACAGGATCGCCGCCTGATCGCGCGATTGCGCTGCCGAGTAAAGCTGGCTGTTTTGTTTCGCTTCCGGCCCGACCGTGTGAAGCAGAAGCAGGAACGCGGAAAAAACCGTCTTGGCGTTCTTGCGCGGCATCGACAGAATGAACGTCCTAGTTGGCGTGTCATATATAGCCGCCAGCCATTCACGCTGGTGATCTGTCAGCCGAACAGGGCGGTTTACGAACCGGCCCTCGGGGATGAAGCAGTGCGCCTCAATCCATTCGGCGTTGCGCTGGCTTCTCAGCTTTCCCACGGCCTCTTGCCGCCGCCCTGGCTCGCAGAATCAGCGCCCCGTGCGCCGTACTTGCTCTGCTGACTGAGACGCATCTTTGTTGCCAGACGCGCCAACTGCGAAGCCAGACGATCCTGGATTTTGTGCAGCTTCTCGTAGCTAGCAACGTCCTCGTCACACTCAATGGCGTGGCGCTCCACAAGGTCGCTGATGCGCCGATGCTCCAAGCACGTCTTCACATACGCATCAAGCAGGGGCAGTGTCCCAGCATCCCACCAGTCCATCGGCTTGCTGGCCGTAATATGTGCCCAAAGCGCCGCTGCGTCGTCGCTGTAATGCTCCGGCGGTTTCGGCAGGCCGTTCTCCAACGGCTGAACGACCGAAAGCGAAGCGCTAGACTTTCTTCCGCGCTGTCCCATAGTTTTTGCCTATCGTGTTTGTTGCCGTTTATGGAAAGAAACG